CTGCACGATAGTTTTGCCACTAATAAAGAATTTTTAGACAAAAAAGTTTTAAATAAACCGCTTAAAATTAATCTTGAATTCGTCTCGGCAAATCCAACTGGGCCTTTAACACCTCCTCGTCTTTTATCAATTTGTCCTGCCTCTCCTTTATCAAATTATCAGCCTCGTCCAGTTTTTTCTCTCTGATATCAAGCGCGTTCCTTCTTTCGACGGTAATTTCGTTTAACTTTGAGTAGCTTTCCAAAACCGCCCTTTGAGTTTCCTTCCTTTTAGCATCAGTCTCCCTCCCGACAGCCTGATTATCCTCGGTCAATTTGGTCGATTCACTCATCAACTTAGACTTCTGGCTTTTCAGTTCGCTTATTTCCGATAGCAATTGAGCCTTCATCCCAGAAAGGACGGCTATGGATTTGGCAAATTCCTCTTTTTCCCGGATGTACTCATCCAATGATTCACCAAATATCCGAAGTATTTTATTCCGAAGCTCTTTCAGGCCTTCTTGTTTATCCATGAATTAGGTGGTGGTTGCCACCACACTTCCATCATCCGAGATGGGTTTCCAGAGGGCATAGAAATCAAGCACTCCTGCGGTTACATTTGCCCCACCCGCAACAGTGAGAATAATGTCTTGTCCGTAAAGTAAGTATTCAGGGAAGTTATCTGCGGCGGCTGCTTCTTCACCCCAAACTGCATAGGCGGCATTGGCTGCGTTGTTTATCCAAAACTGTCCCGCATCAATTTGAGTGGCTGTTTCGGTAGGAAGGAAAATTGTGGTTGCTCCTGCGATACCTACTGCCAAAGTTGCTGCTCCGTCAGTATCCAATAGGGTCGGACAAGCTGCAAACATTTTGACAAGAACCACTCCTGTGACAGTAAAAATTGCTCCGCCGTCCAGTGTTCCGCCGTCATCACCCCAAGTATTACTACCTGCCGCACCAGTAAAAGTTATCGTTCGTTTAGTTCTGAAAGGAAAGTCACCAGTCAAGGGTACTCTATTAGCATCTCTGTCCATCGAATCAGCAAATGCAGTCATAAAATTATTATATCACTTTTCGGTAATCTCGATTTTTTGCAAACCGGATTCCAGCTTATACATCTCCTGAATCGTAGCAAACAATTGGTTCAGAAGTGCAGATTCATCAAGTCTAAGTATCGGATGTCCGGTAAAAGAGTATGAAACCTTGCCGTCTACATTAAATTCCACTTCACCATTGATTTCCTTGTCATCATACTTAATCTCAAAGTCGTGAGTGAAGTCTCCCATGAAGCAATTATATCCCATACCACGGAAAGTAATCAAGCTGAAAGACTGATTGAATAAATGTCAGGAAGTTAGGTTCTGAAGATTTCGCCAGCTTATTAAGTGTTTGTGCCCCTACCAACGTAGCCAATTTCAGTTGTAACAGCCGATTCACCCCAGTTATTTGCCATGTGCATAGTCGTTGGGACTACTGCGGCAGTACCCGTAGAAGCTAAGAATGTTAAAGTTGTTCCCGTATCAGTAACTAAGCAACCAAAAGTATTCCCGACTACCATTCCCGTACAACCAGTTAAAATCATATACCTTTTATTTGCCCCTGAAGAAATATTTGGTAATTGTGGAAAAATATTATCTTTAATAATAAGTCCAAGATTACCAGCTCCACCTGCAACCATGTAGATATTACAGTCAGTATTTGCAGCTTGACCAGAAAAGATATTATCTTCAATCACAACGTCTTGGAAATCAGAATAGGTACTTACAGACAATATATCTCCTACGTTTTTATAGAATCTATTTCCAGCAATAAGAATTTGCCAAGGAGCGCCCGCAAGTTTAATTGCTCCGCCTGTTGTTGCGTCTGTTGCAGTTGTACCTACACAATTCTTAAAATGGCAACCAAGGATTGACGCACCGAAGGCGGCTTTTGTTGTTCCACCATCATCATCAAGTACAATTCCGCCACCTGTTCCACCAGCTCCGTTAATACCAAGGTTTTGAATTAAAACTCCTGGTGCTCGAACACTAATAATAGGACTGGTCGTAGTTGCCCCGACTTTGAGTTGTGGAAGCCCACCTTGGGTTCTACCTCTTGAAACGCCGATAATAGAAACTTGCGGGACATTGACAACCAAGTTGGTAGTATAGGAAATGGGGTCAGTGTCAGTTGCCGCCATTGTCCTACCTGCGACATAAATTACATCGCCAGCAGCAATGTTCAAGGCTGATAAATTACCGTTAAAATCACTCTCACCAAAAGCATCTTCCCATGTCCTTCCACCCCCACCCGTAGTCTTATCTCCATCCACAAACCAGATATTCCCAGTTTCCACTGGAACTAATGGGCTAATCACATTCTGGGGATACCATTTAAGGTTCCCCGATCTGAACTCTGGATAATGGTCAGCTGCGTTCATGCGTTTTTAGCTTTTAAGTAATCGGATTGATCAAAGTAATCATTAGGATCTATTTCTTTTTTCGGTTCTGGCGCAGGAACTTCGGCCTCAACTTCCTTGGCCTCTTCGAGTTCCAGTTCTTCGTCTTTTATATCTTTAGGCATATTTGATTGACCCCCTCCTTGAAGACTGGATTAGTCAATCGTCAAGAAGACAGGGTGAGCGTAATTTTGGGCTCCAGCAATGTGATAGGCATAGCCTACGTCCGGGTTCACTACAAAATCAGCTTCCACCGCAATTTCTACTGCACCTGCGACTGACCCATCCTCGTTTAGTCTGGACCCTGCCGCCACTGTAGAGTCTGAAAACACAGCACAAATACCATGAGTTTGCAGCCAGCAGAAGTCTCCAGCAGCAGTTACGGCCACTAACGGAACGCCAGTCGGCTGTAATGTTGCAGTTGCCGTATGCAGTACTCGATTCCAGGGGTTAGCAACAATGTCAATTTTTGATGTGGTATCCAATGCTACTGGGATCGGTCCATCAATATAGACAACACTGGCGGCCCCGCTAACCAAGGCATCCAGTCTGGTGATTTTGAATGTCTGGCCGATGCCTGTCCCGTAGGATACACAGACGAAACCTGCGTCGAAATATCCAGCTGTGGTGGTAGTTGCCGCATTAGTAAAGTTGATTGCAGTTGCACCCTTGGCCGCACTAACGACTGCCATTGTGGTTAAAGATGTATTTCCCGTAGGTTCTGTGGTTAGATATCCGGCGGCTAATGCTTCACCGGCGATTGCAAAACGGAAAGCCCGACCATCACCTGTCCAGAGAAGATCCCCGATATTATGAGTGGCTTCTGCCTCTGTACGGATTTCGTATGGGCTAAAGTCTAATATTTGTGCTGCGGTACTTAAAATCATATTTTTATTATACTCCGGTAACTCCTGTTAACCTTCCATGCCTACGCGGTTGGAAGCTAAGTAAATTACCTAAGATGATAATGTCGGCAATGCCTCCGAATTGGTTAGTTGGAGCCTTAAATCCGCTCCAGTTGAATCCATTGAACTCACTCATCGGGGTTTCGGCGTAAAGACCTTCTACCGTTTGGGAACCCAGACCAATTTTGTTATATCCGAACATTCCGCGTGCATCCCAGCCGTACCAGTCAAGCCAGTTCTCATTTAACATCCAAGCAGTCGAGGCGGTTGACTTCTCATCCCTTACCCATGGAATACCTTTATAAGTGACAGCCACATAACCTTGAGTCCCCTGTAAGCCCTGTTGTGGCCTTTTTGCCCCTCCATTGCGTCCAACTTCATAATAGCCGAACATGGTGTAGTTTTCCCGAACCGAGGGAGTTAGAAGTTGCTCATACAAATCCCAAACGGTTTCATTGGAAACGATCAATGTGGGAGAAGACAACCCAGAACCGCTAGAAATATTGGAGAACAGAGTAGCTAGTTTGGCCAAGGTAAGGGTTCCGCCGGAGGCAGTACGAGTTGCATTTAAGACTGGATATGTAGCCCTTGCTAGTCCGCCAATGGTTCCGACCGAAGTAGCGTCATCAACGATTGCCCCAAGTCCAAGCGGGTCTTTACTTCCATTCCCAGTTCCATCCCCGTAAAGCACATCCCCAACCTTGTCCATCAATTCCTGTTGTGACTCTTCAAGAGATTCTTTAACCAGATCGGTTACTTGGGTTTCGGTAACAGCATTAGCCACAGCTTCCATACCGGAAACTGCGACCGGGATACGCAACCCCCTCATATCGTAGGAAATACGCACCTTGGTACTAAGAGGAGAAGCTGTGAAGGTATCTAGTCCTGCGAAAGAAGTAGCTGAACCAGAAGATTGATATTTAATAGCCTTTTTGATTGATTCGCCTTTACCCTCTTTGGCATTACCCAAAAGACGAAAGGCCAGAACATTAGAACCCAGGACGTTATCAACAACCTTAGGAAGCAGGTAATCCTGCGTCAATGCTAAAACTCTTTCTGAAAATGTCATATTACAAAAAAAAGAACCGTCGTTTGACGGCTCTATGGCGTGCTGACGCTAATTATATAGCCCCCTGTCAATGGGGTCAATACCTAAGAATTATATCTCCTGACAATTTCATCCATACTGAGATTGTGAATTTCCTTATATGTAGGTTTGTTGGCAGTCGTGGTGGATCGGGCTGAAGAACCAACAGGTGCAGATGCTCCGAATGGGGCCGGGTTTGATTTAATAAACTTCCCCGACGGAATATCGAAAGATAAACCCAAATCTATGAGTTCATTCCGGTAATTGGCCATTGCTACCAAGTCAGGTGAGTTTGCTTTAATTCCCATCGCAAACAATTCTTTTCTTGCCATACGACCTTCGTCATTAGGGTCATTTATATCTTTAACCGACGGAATCATCCCGTCTTTTTCCAATGACTCCAACTGGCCATCAAAATCCTTGTCAATCTGAGTCAATAGCTCCTTTTCTTTTTTGGTATTTGACTCCACTTCTTCTGCTGCCGCCTGGGTTTCAGTTGCCCTCATCTCCTCATAGGTCTGTTGGGCCACGGTCTTAGCCATCTCAGGAAACTCATCCCAAACCTTGGGTTTCCATTTCGGTTCTGTTGTTTGTGTTTCAGGTGGAGGTGGCGGAGTTAACCCACCAATTGTTTCCTCAAATTCATCCAGCCGTTCAGTAATACCGGAAATAGAATCACCCAATTTAGAGAGGGTATCGGAGATCGCGACAAAGGTTTTGTCTTCTGATGGAGTTGGTGCTGCTGGCGATCCTGTCGGCTCTGGCATAAATTAATTATATATTTATGTACAATCCTGTCAAGTTGGAGGTTTCAACAAGTTTAGGCATTTTCGTATCTTTGTTTCATGCGATTAACTTTTTGGCTGGGAGTGGGAATATCTGCACCTTTTTTCCTAGCTGCACTTAAAGCAATCGCAATTATTTGTTTTCGGCTTCGAACCTTACCGCCAGCCCCTTTTGCCTTACCTTTCTTTTTATTATCTAAATATAATTCCTTAATATTTTTCGATACGTTTACTGTTAGAGGCATATTATCTAGTCTTAAACCATTCAGTCATTCTTTTAACTCTCTGTTCCAGGGGCGGTCTTAAAACCTTAACTCCAGTTGCAACTCTTTTACCCATTCCTTTAATGGCCATACCAGCAGCCCCCTTAGTACCTACCTCCCACATACTATTCGACATAGCTTTTCCTGCACCCTTAACGACCTCGCCTATTGACGGTATTTTTCTGCTACCTTCCAGTAAAGCACTTCCAGCAATTTCCTTATATTTACCCCGTAACCTTTGTATTTCCGCAAGTCTTTCTCTTTGTGTTACCCTGCTAGGTGTTGCTTCATTAGACCCCATCTGACTCGACTTACCAGTTATATTGGCAATACCTTCAATTTCTTTTAATCTATCCCTCTGAGCTATCTTCATATTTTATATATTATAACACCTGTCCAGCATTACTAACTGGCTGTTGTTGAGGCATTTGTGGAGCCTGGGGAGATTGCACCGCCTGACTATTTAATGCTCCTCTTAACTTACCCACATATTCACTAAATTTCCCCTTAATCTCGTCGTCTAAATCCTGAAATCCCGGTGATTGTACGAACTCAGCCAGAACTTTAACATAGGATTCATCCACAAATTCAGGGTCAAAATCCTCACCGGATTGTAACCGCTGAATATCTAATATTGCCTGCTGTTTACTTTCATCGGGGGTTTTACCTGAAACGCCTGGTTGGGGCATTTCAATCCCTGCGATTTTTGCATATGAAACATAATCCCCGGTAAGGAATGCCAACAATCTTTTCGCCCTTTCCTTTGGGTTAGGCATATCCAAATCCTCTATTAAAGTCAACGGATCAATAGATCGACGTGCCGCCAATGTCAACGCATCAACCCTTTTTTGTTGTTTATCTACACTGCTCGCTTTCACGTTCACTGCGATTCCGTCGTCTATTCGATCTCTGGTCATCTCGATCTCTAAGTATTCCCCATCCCGACCCAGATCCTTCACATAATGGGGTTTATCATACATAACCTTCATCATCTGGGTCGCCCAATTCGCCATCTCATACACAACCCGTTCTACTACAATATTCACGATATCATCGCTAATCATTAAGTCGCCTTCGCGGGTTATTTGCTTTGAGATGCCGGACTCACTCGGCTGGACTTCGCCTCTAGTGGTGGCATGAGTGGCGAATTTGCTGTCAATCTGCATTCTGTTACCTATCAGATCGTTGTAAAGAATTATCGATGGTTGCTGAGCCGGGATAAACATTACCGCCTGCTGAATATTCTCAGCGTTTTGAATCCAGATATGCTCATCCGGGTCGTTAGTTACCCTTCTAGCTTGCTCCTTGTCGATATACCTTCCAGCAAATGCCAACTTGGGGACTGCCCTGTCGGCGATCTCCGTAATCTGCCTGCCTCTTTTGTTAACTATCCTTTGAAGAGGTATGGATTGCTCCACAGCCGAAGTGTCATCAATAGGATTTCGGCCTAAACTCTGATGGCTTAGGAATATATACGGCTTACGGGGTCGATCAAAATGGTTATGATATAAGGTTTCGACACTGACTTTCTTGCCATCGACTTCTTTAGGCTCATTCAGTTTTTGTGAATAGCCTTCCCAATCGTAATATGGGTTCTTCATCTTTCCCAAGATCATTTTTTTATACTTCCATGCCACTCCCTCATAAATATCACCGCTTGCGTCATACCAAGTAAACCAGATCTCCTGATATTTCATCTTGGTTGCGAACTGTCTTTGAGTTCCTTTAACTATTCCCAACTGCCTAAACAACTCTTCCCTCCTGTCGGGGAACTTAGACGATACCAACGCAATCGGTTCCTCCAGCCATTCAACTATGAAATCCATGTTATCTGCTGTAAACCCATCGTCGGGTATCGTAGCGGTGTGATCTACCACTATCCTGTCTGCGCGCACCCGATCAAATATGAAATCCCCATTTTTGCCCTTATTCTTGTCCCACCGGCATTTAATCGCTGATTGTAGGTCAAGGTGCAACCCCCGGAGGCCATGTTTAATCAATCGTTTGGTTGTATCATTTTTTATTTTTATGTCCAGTGACTTCTCTAGTTGCTTTGCAGTATCTTTTTTCAATTCCTCATTGCCCGATGGTGTCACTATAATATCCGGCATTCGGGATGAAGCGATTGAAATACGGGTTTCTAAGTCCTGCCAAATTACGTTATCCTTATACGGAACCTGCCAATCATAGAATCGGCTCTCGTCTAACTGTTTCCCCTGCCAAAAATCCTCATTTATCCTGCGTCTGGAATCTAAATGCAATGTATTTTTGTAATACTGTTCCGCCTCATCAATTTTCCTGTCAATTATGCTGACAAAATCATTATCGTCTATTTTCAAGTCAAAAGGATTCGACTGAACTGTAATTATTTCAGTTTTTTCCTGCTCTTCCGTTGGTTTTTCTGGATAATCCATGTTTACTCAATAAAATATTTAGCCTTGCATCTGGTGGTAATAGGATAGTTGTCTTTATAAATCGTAATAGAACCGTGGCATTGAATGGCGATTGGCGAATGTCCTACGTTTTTCATTTCTCCGGGCATAATTATTCTCATGTCATTAAAATACTCAAATACGACCTTACCGCATACCGAGCAATGGAATTTCTTTAATTCTTCCGATCGGTTGTTATCCAGCCAGACGCTTATTTGTGGCTGTTCGCCGGATATTGCCATCGGGGTCTGCATTTGAAATTATTATATCACCATCACTTCTGCTCCCACGTTCTTTTAATTTTAGTTGTTTGCTCCCTCATGGCCTTCCAGAAATCCGGCCCCTGTATCCGACCTTCTTCATCACTGACAAAATTTGGAGTTATAACCCTTGCCGGGCCGCTATCTTTGACCGCGCCGGATTGCATTGCCATCTCTACATGACGCATTAAAGCTATAGAGGCCGAATCAAAACTATGATCCTCTCCACTTTTATCTATCATCTCCACATTTATCTTTGAATAAATCAGTTCCGGCAATGTTCTAATCAAATTAGTACATCGACTTAAAACCTGAAAATAAGGTTTGCCATCTGGGGCATCTCTTAGGTATTGGTGAAATATGGTTATTCTATTTTTTACCGCTACCGTCCCCATCGTGTTACCCCTAACAACGAAAGGTCTATTCTCACCCAAGTCTTTCCATGTCTCCTCAAAGATTGTGGCTATGGTTTCATTCCCTCCCAAATGAGAAAAACAGTCATGTGGTAACACAACTTCATTCACCTTCTCCACTTGTAAAAATATCTTCATTTGATTGGCCCACTCCTGTGGATTTTTACCGCTTTGGTACAACTCCCGATAACCGTAAGCCCTTACATCGGGCGTAAAAGCTATCCAAAAAGCACAGCCGGGGTTGTTATACCCCCAATCGAAACCTACTACTTTGTAGCATAATTCCAATGGATAATCTGGTTCTTCAATGACATGCTTTAAATTACGCCATTCTGAAAACACCTGGCCTTTGAATAAATCCCAGTCACCTTCCCTCCATGCTTTGCCCAAATCACCCTCAAGTCCTTCCAGATATTCCACATATTCTTGATTAAGATATGGATTTGATTTGTAAGTTGAACCTATAAATCTGGTTTCTTTTTGTCGGCGTTCCCGAAAGGGTAATATATATCTTTTTTTTACGAAGGCGTGACCTATTCCTCCGGGGTTAAATGAGGTATAAATCCTTGGTCGCCAATTTGATTTACTGGTTCTAAGTGAACCCCGAAGTTTTGTGTACTTTTCTTCGGTTAGCTGATCCAATTCCTCAACAATCATCAGGTCATACTCAATACCGATATATTTATCAATATCGTTTACGTCCCTGAATCCTCCAAGTAATATTCGTGACTTATTCTCAAATGTTAATACAAACCCCGTTCGCTTAAAAGGAATGTGGCCCAATATAACCTTATCCACCAAATCATCAAAAGACTCCTTTGCCGCCATCCCAGTCTGACGTAAGAATAAGCATTTCAATCCAGGTATTCGCTGGCAATCATCAAGCGCAACCTGAGATAACACACAATGGGACTTTCCTGGACCACGCGCACCACCGAGTCCGATATCCACCGGCCCGTCGATCTTATCAGCCAGCCTTGCGATGGCATGAAATTTCCACTGCCATGGCAATGGAAAATAGCCCGATTCGGTTAATTGCTGTGCCTGTTCAAATGAAACTCCTGTCTCGTTAGCCGCCCTGAGACACATTATCAGGGCTTCCTTTTTTTGTTTTTCCATAGGCTTTCAAAAGAGCATCGGTAAAATCAAGTTTTTGTCCACTCGAGGTAACGTCGGTATTTTGCTGTGGGTAGCCGTCCGTTCTATCCATGATATCCTTAATCGCTAGCCGATCCCCCTCCACAGCCATCATAAGTAATCGTTTGGTAATAGCTTTTTTAGCCGATATTTTCTGGCCGTCCTTTGCCGTCAATACCTCTTCTGCCGCTTCTTCCAATAAATCAGCCCATGTCCAGCCACGGGGAGGGCGACCTTTAGGATTGGCTATGTTTCCCGGTCCAAATGTGCCGTCTGGCCTCCGATTATCTGCCGGTTTTATCGGTTCTAAATTTTGGGTGTTACTGTCTGCCATGAGTCTCCTTTCCCTATGAAGTTAGCGGTGGAATAACATATCTCTACCATCGTAGTAGAAATGACACTTCCGACATAGCTGAATCCAATCTTCCCTATTCCTTGTGTATTTCCCTTCCCGACTAGCCCAATCAATAAACCTTTCACTGTCACATTGGTCGCATTTAGTAGGTTTACCGTAGGTAGCCATAAGCCATTTGTGTTTGGCCGAATATCCAGCGTTTTCACCTTTCCAAGCGTGAGCCAACTTCCCAACCCATGTCTTATAGATCTGGTTTCGACAAACCATCGAACAATACTTTTTATTGAGAGACTTTGACGTTTTGATTTCAGCATAGCAATTTAAACATTTGTTAATTATTGTTGCTCTAACTGACCAACATTTTTTGGAACAATACTTGGCGATTCTGATAATTTTTCCTCCCCATTTCCCACTAGTTTCGTTGATGGCATAAAACTCATGTCCGCAAACAGCACAGGTTCGTTTACTTGCTTTCCGTCTGCGTCTCTTATCTTGTAAGCCTGGTTTCCCGTAAATTTCATCCATCGCTTAATTATAACATCGGAATACCTTTCGTCAATTTCACAAAGGTAACACACTCTATTGGTTTGTTCACAGGCGATGAGGGTAGAACCGGAGCCACCAAAGAGGTCAATTACAATATCACCTTCGTTTGTAAACTTTTTAATAAGCCAAGTCATTAAAGCAATCGGTTTCTGTGTCGGGTGGTGTCGCTTATGGTCAAATTCTTTCTCAGTTCCAAATACACCAGCCCATTGTATTCTTATCAATTCCCTTTTGTGTCGTTTTTTACTCCATATCAATTCAAATTGACTACCAAACATTTTATCCAAGTTCTCATTTTCATTTCTCTTATCCCACACCAGCCACGAACCGTCATTCTTATTTGGTAATCTTTCTGCATAATAATCCGCACCAAATAGTAATACTTCATCTGCATTAGGAAACATTTTGAATATGTGGTCTGGGTCGTAGTCTGCATTATCTCCGATAACCTTATCGTATTTATTACCTTGCATAGATTTCAAATGTTTTTCTTCAACAAATTGAAGCTTACTTTTCAATGAAGAATAGTCCGTGTCTAAATTCATTCCGTATGGTGGGTCGCAAATTATAATAGTTTTGTTCATTTTTACCCAATTCTTACCCAAGACTTTCCCAACTTAGGTCTTGAAAATATAATCCGTTTTTCTTGCCTCCGCCAGCCTGACCTTTATATTCAATCGTCTTATCCCGAATACAAATACTATTAGCTTTCACCGACTTATCAAATCGTAAGTAAAATACTTTCCGAATATCCAGTGCCACTAAAGCAAAAATATCAAAATCCCCTACCTCATAAAACTTCGCACCATTCTTGCCAGTCCTCTTGATGTGAAAGAAATATATAGGGTGGGCATTGTCCCGCATTACTCTTATCTTCTGGGTGGTCTTAACCTGTATCTTTAGAAGTTTTCCATCTTTATCTGCCACCACATCATAACTAGCCCCCTCTGCTGTTCCAAAGGCTTGAACTCCTTTTAATAACAAGTCAGCCAATACCAGATATTGTCCAGCCCTACCGATATTTAATTCCTTACTTATCATACTCATACTTTACCACCTCTGTTATCACCATTCAACACCATATCCGCTTTCTGTCTGTTCATCAGTTTTTCCACATCCTCAATCTTGGTAGAGTCCCCCACCATAAGACGATGCCTTCCCAACTGATACACCTCACCCAACTCTGATACCGCCGGCTCATCTGATACTCCTGGTACTTCATCCTCGACCACCTCTTTGAACTGATCGAGTAAATCCTTCAAATTAGTCGGTTCTTTCAGATCTACCGAATAGTCGGACCAATTAAACTCTGGGTATTGTGGAATCAAATTAGCTAATAAGTCATCATCGTAATATCCGGCCCTATCATTATCACTTAAAGAATATTCCAGCTTTTCCGATTCTGACTTCGGCTCGATAATATTTACCCATATTTTATCTATACCCAGTTTCCTATAAGCCTTCAGCCTCATGTTGCCACCTAGCACTT